AACGGTCGCGGTTTAGCCGAAACAAGTCGTCTGGTTTTTGCAGCAGCTGGTGTAGACTTTGAAGACAACAGATATCCTTTAACAGTGCTTGACTGGGCAACCTTTAAAATGGAGCGCAAAGAATTTGATGAAGATAAAGCTAGTGGTAAACTCTGGCAATCATTAGACAAACTTCCATTTTTAGAAGTAGAAGGTGAAGTTATTAGTCAGTCAAAAGCAATTGAACGATTTCTAGCTAGTAAATTTGATATGATGGGTTCAACTCCTTTAGAAGCAGCCAAGATTGATAGTTTATGTGAATGGGTGCGTGACTTTAAAGATATGTATCAAAAGGTTCGCAATGCATCTGCGGATGAGAAAGAAGAAGCAAAATCTAAATTTTTCGGTGAAACTCTGCCAGAGCGTTTAGTTGCTTTCAACAAGATCGTTGCTGTCACTGTCACATCTTCTCAATGTAGTGAAGAAAATGTTTTCAATTTTACTGGAAGCGAACAACTCTATGCAGTTGGAAATAAGTTGTCGTTGGCCGACATTGTAATTTATGCATTTTTGGTTGAATTCTTTAATGATAAAGAGTTGGCACAAAAAGCTTACGAAACATGTGATAAACTTAAGGCAGTTGTCAACACAGTAAGCAACGTAGAAGGTATTAAAAAATGGCTAGAAACAAGACCACAAACACCGTTTTAAATAATAACTATTTTCTTATATATTCATATCTTATAAATTCAAATTGAGTAAAAACCCAGTTATAACGTAATGGGTCTTCTATAAGATAGATTTGTTTTTTACCAAATTCAGAACTAATGGCCTTTGGATATTGTCTTCCAATCCAAACAGAATATTTAACACTATCTTCATATTCAGTTAGTTTTATGTGAATAAGGTCAGAATTATTAATTTGTCTACCATCATAGTTGTACAAATTTTTAAAAAAATACTTATAATCATATATGTTGCCATTTTTTTCAACATATTCAGGACTACATGTAATACAGTCTAGTAATTTATATCTATCATCTGTTTTTGGAATAATAGATATAAGCTCTCCTTTTCTCATAATAAAATGTTCATCATACAAAAGTATATTATTTATTATATCCTTTGGCAAGTAACTAAATATAAATTCCATATTATTCATATTATAACTAGTAAAAACAATACTATAGTTATAGTATTGTTTCTAAATTAGATTTCTTGTATTTGAATACCTATTGTAGTTTTTACTTTTTTATGTTGTTTTTTAACCTTCACAGTTGTTAATCTATTTTGACTACTACTCTGACTAGTGCAATCATTGCTATTATGAAACCCGTCATGACATGTTTGACACAATGTTATTAAATTCGCTGCATTATTCTTGTGAATTTTATATCCGTTTTTATTTATGTAACCTTCAACGTCAGCTTCTGACTGATGCTGCAAATGATGGACTTCTGTTCCCATATTTTTTCCACATTGTTCACACAAACCCATCAATTTTTTGGAATTAAAATGTGACACTTTGAGAGAAAGTATACTACCACTTTCTTTGTTATATTTCATGCGAATATTATATGCATTTTCCATAAAGTCACACGGTAAACTCAATGACTTGCAGACTTCCAGACCATACATACAATTTCCAGGACCGTCTTTTAATTTTCGATCATAAACTAGACAATCTTTTTCTTTATCATAGATTACTTCCAAATGTTTCAATCTCAGCGTATCTATGCATGTGATTTCTTCATAGTCGACAATTTCATGTAAATGCGTGGCAAAAATATAACTACTCCTCAAACTCTGTAACTTTTGAATTCCTGCTACAAAAATACTTATTGCGGACGTAATTTCTGTGCCAGAACACAATTCATCTCCCAATATCAAACTATTTTCATTTGCACATCGTAAAATCGTACGTAATTCAGACATCTCTACAGCAAACGTAGAGAGACCTTTGAAAATATTATCGTTCCCCAAAATACGAGTGAAAATATATTTGTACGGAATATAATTAAATTCACTACAAGGTACAAACATTCCAGATTGTGCCATAATAACTGCTATACCTAGTGCACGAATTAAAGAAGTTTTACCAACAGCGTTGGTTCCATATAATAAAATTCCATCTACATTACCATCTCCTAAGGTAATATCATTTGTCACGTACAACTCATTTGTTTGAAGATGTTCTATTAAACAGTGACGAATATTTTTTGCGTTTACAAAAGATTTGTTGCCTTTAGAATTTGAAACAATATTTGGCTTGCAATAGTTGTACGTCTTACTTACACTACTTTTTGCATATAATATATCGACAATTGTAACAAAATCGATAACCAACTCAAGTTGCTTTTGAAATTGTTCTCCAAAATTCTCTACAAATTTACAAAAGGCGAGAGAAATAAATTGTTTAATTGCGGACTTGCCAACGGATATTTTTTTACATAACTCATTGATTTGACTGCTAGTTATAAAACAATTGGATGCGCTTTGTTTAATATAGTCAAACCCTTTTTTTTTGATATTCAATGCATAACAAGATGATATATTTACAATTTTATCATCAATCGACAAACAGTCATCTAGCAATTTACATCGACGATTTGTTGTTATTAGACTAAAGACGTTTTTTTCTGTTTCATGAATTTTAACATATTCAGTAGTTGCTTTCTTTGCAGTTTTACTAGGCGTTTTTTCTTTACTTTGGATTAAATCATTCAAGTAGGTGCGGATAGATGCCAACTGTTGTTCAGTTTGTTTGATAAATTGTGTTTTTTCATCCAAAACTGTATCAACTCCTTCATTAAAAAAATTCATATAAAAATTATCATATTGATCGCACTCTTTTGCATAATCCAAAACCAAGTTTTTCTCAATATAATTAGAAATTTGTAAACAACAGTTCTCTATTTCGCATAACTTGTAATTGTAACTTTGCAAATAATTACAAACAATGACATCGTTTTGGAGAAATTTGAAAATATCTATAACATTTTTGATATTTTTATGTAACATATAAAATGTTTTGGGTGTAATTTTCTTAATAAAAATTTGCCGCTCCCATTTGGAAAAATCTTTGATTTCCGCCAACTTTTGTTTCAAAAACCCATTGTATTTTTCATAATTATCTTTTTTTAACATATACTCGATAACATCATATTCTTGTTGTAAATAACGTGAATTTGTAGTTGGATTTAAAAAATTATGTGTAAACGTTCTCTTTCCCATTGGTGTCAAACAAACATTCAGTACTTTTAAAACAGATGAGTATTTACCATTGTAACTATTGTCGTCAATGATATTCAATTGTTTCAAAGAATGATTCGCCAAAATAAGTCTATCCGAAAAATTATCGAAAAACGGTTCTGTAATTTTATGTAATAGGTATGGATTATGTTGAAAAACAAAATCTAATAAATAACAAAATGACTGTGCAGCAATCGGATTATTATAAAAATTTTCAAAAAATACTTCAAAATCATTTATCTTGAAAAATTTTTCAAGAATTTCTCTCTGGTATTTCTGTTTCTCACAATTTTTAACTCGTTTAATCATCAATGTTTCACTGTTATCGTCAGTGAGAGTATTTATTAAATGAATAGAGTTTGTTTTAATATTAACATAATTAATAATATCTTTGTTTTCATCATCAGATAAGTTGGAAATAAAAATAACTTCAGATGGATTATAAATCGAAATAAATCTTTCTAATTCATCGAATGTTGTTGGGTTTCGAATATAACATTCTTTGTATTCAAATATATGCGTTTTACCAGTAAATATATCGACATTGGACATTCCAACCATTACTTGTTTACCATTTGAAAATTTATTGTTAATAAATTCAATCCATATGCATGTCAAGTTGTTAGTTAAGTTTGTTGTGTCATTTGAAAAATAAGTACCAGGAGAATAAATACCTTCAAGTGACCGCGTTGTATTTTTTGCAGCTTCATCTTGTTTATAAACAACACATGTATAACCAGATTCCTGGACTTTACGTAAATATTTTTCAATAAATTCTACTTTAAATCCAGCCATGACAACATTATCTTCACCAACACAAGTATTTTTATTTACCACATTTAATTCACAAATACGCGAAAAATCCATTATTTTACTTGTTTTTGTATTAACTTCTTTTTCAAAATCACTTTCAACATCATTTTCCTTACTGTGATTTTTTAATCCATAACATTCATAAAAACTACCAACTTGCATTAATAATATTGTTTTACTTCCATATTCATTTTGATATTTATTACACAAATCAAAATACTCTTTAACTAGTGCCATAATATAAATTATATTATATTGAAGTATAACTTTAATATAATATAATAAATACTTTATTATGATGATATATATGTACTATGTATTATCTATTACTACAAAATGGTCATCTTTTTTAAATAGCATTTTACTTAATACGAATTTTTTACTTTTAACATACCAACTAAAGGGTATAATATGTAATGTATAGTATAGAAACTTTAAAATAATAAGCAAAACCGTTGCATATAATGGAATGTCTCGTTTGTCGTTGTGTTCATAAAGAATTTTATGCTTATATTTTTCATTATAAATGGAAAATTCAACGGAAAATTTTTTTGCTTTACTTTTATACATAATTTTATAACCGTATACGAGTTCATTATTAAAATTATTTAATTTCCATACAAATTTTTTGAATTTGTTTCTTTCAACATTTAAAAAATTCATTAACTTGGTGATAGTACTATTTTCATTTTCTGTAAAAATGTCAACATCAATATCACTAGAATTCGGTAAATAATCACCTCTTTGTATACTTCCAAAAAAATATAATTTTGTATCTAGATAATTACTTAATTTATTAAAAAATATTTGTTCTTGAGGTGTTAATTTATTTCTTGTAGTTTCCATATTATAATAGCGTTGGAAAAGAAAAAATAAAAATACTAATTCATTAAATTTCTAAATCATTGTCTTTTGTAAAGTTGTGAAACATAATATCTTTATTATTATTTGTTAATTCGCCTGTCAAGACGGCTGACTCGTATAATTTTCGCAAAATATCATTTGGTGCATTACTGCCAATTTTTATTAAATTGTGATCTCTTAAATATTTTTTTACGTCATTGATTGATTTCTCTTTCAAATCTTTTTGTGCTAAAATAACCTTTTTTCTAGTATTTCTATCTTTTAATAGAACAGATACAGTTTTCTTTATTTTTGATTTTCCTAGAGTATATTTTTTACGTATTGTTTTTTTGCATATTTGTTTTACAATATTTTCGGTATTTTTGTCGTTATGGTTATCATGATGGTTGCCATTACTGTCACTACTATTATTACTATTATTACTATTATTACTATTATCAAAACCCATATTTTGTAGTGGTTCTTTTAGGTAACTATTATCATTGATTTGTTGTGTGATTAACATTGGTGTTGACGATTGCATTGGTACAGCAGAATTTGCTGCTTGTGATAATACTTTTTCTCTTTGATCCCGTTTTTCTTTTATTTTATTTTTTAAAACATTCAATTTTTGCTCTCTATCATTTAAAACTGAAGTTGATGGAGTTAATACAGTATTATTTAAATCCAAAATATTTTTATTTCTTTGGGTTTTATTCCACTCACGCATAGTTGGTTTAAACCCGCCTTTTAATACACCATACGGTAGACTACTGTCAACCTTGTATTTTATGTTCATAGGTACTTGGTTTGAAATACCTAGCTGTTCAGGATTTACACGAATTAACGGCTCTTTTAGATCATCGGGTAATTCATTATAAACAAATGTTCCATTTGTTAAAACCGAACTACTACTAGTGTTACCATAACCATAACCATGTTGATTTTTCAATGTTGAATTATGTAATTCTAATATCCTTCTCTCTTTTTGTTTTTCATAGATAGCTTTTTCGTCATTTATTTTTTTTTCCTTAGATAAATTCTGCAAGTAGCTAATTGAGTCATTAAACTCATCCGTGTAACTTGCAATATCATTTGCACTATTTTTATTGACGTTACTATCAACCGAATTTATTTTAGAAATATTCGTTTCTAAAACACTATCGCGATTGTTAATACTATTACTATTATTATCATTGTGAGAATATGAAACTTGTTCATTATTTTTGTGTTCTTTAATTCTTTTAAGTAGTTTATTTTTTAATACATTTGGAGAAATTAAAGGGGCAATTGGTTTTATAGATTTTGCTCTATTTTTTTTTGTTTTCGAACCGCTTAATGAAAATAATGCTGGATTTATATCTATTTTTTTGAATGACATTTTTATTATAAAAATAATATAATAAAAATATAGTGTATCAAACTAGTGTAAAGTATCAATTATACATAGAATATTGAAGTTGTTTTTTTACATAATATGTTTCTTTATTAGTTTTTGTATCATTATTATTTAAGTACATAGTAAAACCATTTTCTAAATCTTCCAATTTTATTTTCTTTTTCTCTAGTACATTTTTACAAAAAACTCGCTTACTATGCACTATTTTTGTTTTTGCTAAAAGATTTTCTATATCTCTTCCAAAAAATTTGAAATGTTCAATGTGTTTATCAAACCATAATGGTGTAACATCATCTGTAACCTCCCAGTTATAACATTGCACTTTTTTAACAAATATTTTATACAAGTCTTCACCCGAATAATCCTCCATTTTAAATCGCCAAGCAAATCTTGAATTCAATCCTTGATTATAATTAAAAAAACATTCATTTAATTCATTTTCATATCCAGCTATAATGACCATTAAGTTCTCTTTATAGTCGCTTAACGCCTCACAAATTGTATCAATACATTCTTTTGAGAACGAATCTTTTTTTTCATTATTTCCAAGGGAATACGCTTCGTCAATAAAAAGTACACCACCCAATGAATCTTTGATGACTTCTTTTGTTTTTAATGCTGTTTGTCCAACATATCCAGCAATTAAATCGCTTCTAGTAACCTTTTTAAACGTTCCTTTATTTAACAAACCCAACTTTGAAAAGATATTACCAATTATTTTTGCAACTTCTGTTTTACCAGTGCCCGGATTTCCATAAATTACAGTATGCATGTATTCATTTGAAATTTTACTTACATCATTAGATGTTTCAAATATGCAAATGTGTAAGTCTTGAATGAAATAAAGAATTTGATAAACTATATTTTTTTTAAGCTCTTTCATGCCTATCATATTATTTAATTCAGTGAGTTGTTCTTTTATGTTATGTAATTTTTTCATATCAATATTATAGTGAATATTTTTATCTAACTTGTAGGTTTCAGTTAATTTTAATAAATCAGAAATACAGTTGATTTCAACGTCTATATCAATATTAATAACTCTGTCTTCTTTTGTAGTTTCAGATTTTACATCACCATGACTATTTTCTTCGATATTTTTACAAATATTATCAATACAACGAAATGTTTCGCTTCTTATTAGTATAGGTTTTGTATCTAACGACACTGGTACAAATATATCTTGTGACTTTCGTCGTGTTTTAATCTTTGTTTTAATCATTGTTTTTAATAACTTATTAAAACTATCGATTTTGTAAGGGGTCAAATATGTATTATTATTTTTATCATCTTCTTTTTGATCCCGTTTGTTTATAATGGACATCTATACTAGTTTTTATAAATAATAATATTTAAATTATTTTATAATCTGTTGTTATTTCACTAATCAATTTATTTTTTAAACAATATAAAAATAAATTGAAATAATTAATATACCTAAAATGATGTCAAATACTACTATTTGTTATACTAAAATGAACAATTCTGCAAGTGAAATTAACGATACTTTTGATATTAAAAATGATCAATACATAGAAACTCCATGGGATATTATTGAATCATATTTTAATGGTCAACATTTAGATAGATTAGTGAGACATCAATTAGAGTCATATAATAATTTTGTTGGACATCAAATTTCAAAAACGATTGAAATGTTTAATCCCGTACATATTGTTTCAGAACAAGATTTTGATCAAATAAATAAAAAATATTCATTAGAAATTTTTGTAACATTTGAAAACTTTCAAATATACAGGCCTCAAATTCATGAAAATAATGGTGCGATCAAGTTAATGTTTCCGCAAGAAGCTAGATTAAGAAATTTCACATACGCATCATCTATGACTTTAGATGTAAATATAAAGTATGTTGTTCGAACGGGAAAAGAATTGGAAAGTACTCAAACATTTTACAAAACACTTTCTGGAATTCATATTGGTAAATTACCAATCATGTTAAAATCAAATATTTGTGTTTTAAACCAATATAAACATTTTGA